TACCAGAAGTCCAAGTACCGAGAGGATTGGTAATAATTGCCCGGATTTCCCAGTTACCAACCTGATCCATATCACCTACTTGAGAAGTGTACTGGATAATACCATCTGAACCATCAGTCTTAAAATTTGCTGACACAGTAAGGTAAGTTCCATCAGGTTTCTTAAATTTAATCTGCCTGACAGAAGTAGTAGACAAATCGACCAACGCAGCGCAGTCCTTGAGAGTTACCTCAAAAACCGTACCAACATCGTTTACATGAATATCGTCGCCACAAGTCGCCATAATGCCTCCTATTATAGCTCAATCTCAAAACTAATTTTACGCGAAATTCCCAGCTCAAACGCGACATTTCGGCTAATTTCAACCTCAAATAGAGGATTTTGGCTAATCTCACAAGTATATGCTGGTGCTTGCGAAACCGCTACCTCAAACCCGACCCACTGGCTCATCCCCAGATTTACCCGCAAAAAGTCAGGTAACGCTGTCTGGTAATAAGTTCCGGGAGCCGGGCCGAACAAACCAAGGTTCCCAGAAGGTGGAGCAGCGAGTTTATTCTCCAAATACTCCACATCAGGGGTGTTCCCGGTAAGTGTGATACTACCGATACCAATTTCCGCCAGTTTGTTCTGGAACGCCTCGGTGTCAGTATCAAGCCCGGTCAAGCTCAGGCTCCCGGCCTCTGCTTCTGAGATTTTGTGCTCAGTAGCATCGGTCTGACCCGCAAACCCGGAAATATTCAGGTTTTCGGGTGCGCCGATAAATCTTGTATATACGTCACCAGAATAATAAGTATCGGGGTTCAACCCAGTCAGAGCCATCGTACCCAACGGAGTATCGCTGACCTTACCTTCGAGGTACTCAATACTGGGTACGTTACCTGTAATTGTCAGACTACCAATACCTGCGTCAGACAACTTGTTCTCAGTGTAGTTGGTAGCAGTTGACATCCCGGTCAGATCAATCGTACCGACAGGGATGGCACTGGCATTAATAATCAGGACTTGAACTTCAGGGGTAAGCCCTGCAAAAGTCAAAGCTCCCGCTGGAATCTCTGAACTCTGCGGGTCGAATGCAGCCGCCTGTGGAGCAAGGCCAGCAATAGCTAAAGCACCGGGGGTAAATTCTATTTCTATTGAATTCGCATTCACACTTACTGCCAAACCAGTAATTGTTAGCGCGCCAGTTACAAGATTTGACCACTGTTTATCAGATACATCAGTTTGTGGTGTAAGCTCTGAAAGGGCTAAAGCCCCGGTAGGAATTTCTGATTTCTGTACGTCAGCCTGAGCACCGGGGGTTAATCCAGTGAGCGTCAGCGATCCGAGAGGAATCTGGGCTTCTGATCCTGTTTGTTCTGGAAAATCTACGAAGAACAGCGGGTCATAGGCCATCACCCCACTGGCTCCACCTATATAATTCTCCGCTCCCAAGATACCGAGAACACGAATCTGAGCATCGGAATATCCCTGCTGTATATCTCTCGCTACATAAGTAGGCCAAGCGAGATTTGAATTTGCGTCGCCCGATATTGCGCTGGTACTACCATCGGTATCAATAGCGTAGACGTTATTATTAGGGTGGTTAAGAAAAGAAAGTCCGTATTCATTATCTGCATCATATGTTTTAGTTCTAGTAACACTTCTTTCCGTACCGCTCTGAACCAAAGTTGTTTTACTTCGCGAGATGTCAAAGTACGCAATGAAGTTTGTATTTTGCCAAGTCGCTGAATTCTCACGACGCGCAGTAATTGTTGTATTAACTGCTGAAGCTTTTGGAAACGCTGATGCAAAAATATTAAACTTTGGTAAAAGTGGAAGCTGCGTACCAATATCCCCGTATTGGGATGATGCTTTGTTGAACGTAATAAGACCTTGAGAATCCGCAGTTGGCCCATTAACCAGCGTCATGTCGTGGCCTTTGCCAGACAAATCCTCAACCGTAGTACCGTCAATATGATCTGGAGTAAACAGGTACAGAGCTTCAAGCTCACCGTTAAACACACGGTTATTTATGTTCACCTCGTGAGTGGTTTGTAAACCTGCATTGTAGTGAGCTGCTACCTGTTGATCTGTTAGTGGGTAGTCATAAATAGCACCATGACACATTGCTCCCTGAAACCCTTCAGCAGAAGTGGAAGCACCGAACCTTGTCTCTGTCGTAGAGAGGTTTAAAGCTCCACCAAAAGACCCCGTTGTTTTGTTGTTATTAACATAGAGTGCAACGTTACCAGACCCATCAACAGTACCAACAACGTGCATCCATTGACCCAACGTAATAGCTTGTGCAGCTACGTTTGAAGCAGTGTTACTAAGGTTAATATTACCAGAAGTGCTGTTACGAATAATTGTAAAATTACCATTACTAACATTATTCGCACCAACATAAGCGATGCGGCTCCAAGCACCAGACCACGAATCAACACGACACCACAACTCTATTGAGCCACCGCTGGTATTGAAATAAGTTACGCTGGAACTTGTATCTTCAAGCCTTTCACTTCCGCCGCCCTTGTATTTAGATTGGTAAAGCTGAAACGTAGGGCCACCCACATTAACCCAAGAAGGCCCAACGTAAGACCCAGTAACACTATCGTTATATTCAAGAGCTTTTTCTTGGGACTCAGCTATAGCTTCGAGGCCGCCATACCGTTCAGTCATAGGCCAGTAACGGTGGGGCGTATCTTCCATAAGTGCGCGATAATAGTGAATATCCGACCTTGCTTGTACATACCATGCACCAGCAAAATAATGAGAACGGATTTCACTAACGCCAAGTTCACGGGGGTAGTATGCTATGTGAGAACAATAAGTATTACAGTTTTCACCGCTCTCTCCATTAATAACCAACCTGTCTGCAATAGTTACTGAGTAACTAGCAGTAGACCTTTGTACTCCATTTAGATAAAGTTTTTGTGAATTACCTGTATTAGTAAGAACAAGGTGATACCACTTGTTTAAATCCATCCCAGTAACTTGGCCTGCTTCAGAGCCAAGTCGGGAAATCTGAATACCTGTATTATTATGAGCGATAATACCGAGCATACTGCTGGTAGTAGCTGTACCCGCGTATATTACGCGTCCATTATCACTAAAGCTAGCAAACCTAATCCAACATTCGATAGTACCCGCAGTAGTAAACTCATCAAACCCACCACCTGTTGCAAGAGCATAATCAGTTGTACTTCCGTAATACACACTGTTTTGCCGAGGAGCATCCCAAGAAGCATCGTTGTTAACAGGACTATTGATATAACTAATATTTCCGAGATTGCCTGTAAAATCAGCTACGTCATTAACAGACTGCATACGGTAATAGCAGGTTGGGTTCGAAGCTATTACTGCGTCATCATAAGGTGTAAGTGCGCCATCTTTAACTGGAATTTTTCCAGTAAGAGCTAAGTTACCAACAGGAGTTATAGAGTTCAGACCTTGGTGCTTAAAATGCGCTAAGACCTGAGTAGCTGTTAGTTCGTAATCATAAACAGCTACTTCATCGATTTCCCCATCCCAATGCCTTGCATTGTTAGGGGCCATACCGATGTTCTCTCCGTTTGTCGGAGTACCCAAGGTATAAGTTGAATTAGCAAAAACTGCTGTACTGTTAGTGTTTTTCAGGTCGCCATTAACATATAACTTAATTGTGTTGTTAGCGTAATCTAAAACCCCCACAACATGGTAGGTAACGCCAGCAGTTATTGCTGTTGTCCAAGATGTAGATTGAAAAGCATCTGCACTCCCTGAACGACCGCCAGCGAATATCAGCCCTGAGCTGTTAACCGCAATACCAAACCCTGTCGCTATACTATTAACTTCAGAGTACCAAATATCCTCTGATTCAGTAGTTGGAACTACATCAGAAGATACCCACGCTTCGACTGTTACGACAGACTTACCATTTATTAAATCTCCAATAGGTGTGTTACCTAAAGTGCCGATGTCAACGCGACCACTAGACCCGTTAAAATTAACAGATTTTCCTGTTGAAACTAACCCAGCCTGATCTAAAGTATATGTTCCGTTGTATGTTCCTTCGTTCGCGCCAACGTAGTCGAGTGCCTCAGTACCAGAAGACTCATCCAGTCTCCACCAAGCTATAGGAGTATCCTGAGCTATAGACTGCGCGTATTCATCTGCTATACCAAGATCATAATGTAGTTTTGCCGAACCTTGTGTAAATGCAAAATCGTAGATAGCCACATCGCTGATGGAGCCGTCAAAATGGTCGCTCGGACTCGCCCCATCGTTCTCATTTGAAATGAAAGTTTTTGCAACAATAGTAAGGTCAGTAGTAAGCGTGTTATTAACTACTTCTACGCCATCTACCCAAATCAATTGGGTATTGGCAGTATCGTCAATGGCGTAAACGATATGATGCCAATTACCGTCATTGAATCCATTCGCAACAGAGTGGTTACTCGTACCTGCAACAGTATAAAAAATGCGACCATTACCGCCAGCCGTACCATCTACACCAAGGCGAACAGCATCACCATCAGCCGCTGTATTCGATCCGAAGATAACGTTTTCGTTAGAATTAGTATCTGTGTTTTTAGTGGTTTTAAACCACGCTTCGATGGTTATCGCTGATGCAGCAGCAATATCTGTAGCGACACCAGCGGGAAGTGTTGAATACTTGGTATTGTCTAAAACTACGCCGTTAGTGAGACCTTCAGGTGAATCTGATGCAGCAGCCGGAGCTGCGCTCCAAGTACCCTCATAAAAGTTATTAGAATTATCCGGGCAAGTTGTAGTTGTGTCGTCACATTTATAATGGGCAATTGGGTTTTTACGGACTACTTCTGCGGAATAGATACTATCCTTCTGCCTTAGTAAAGTCTTGTACGGATCAGCACTGATTTCAGCAATTTCTGCATCAGTTAAACCACGGTTGAACTTGAAGACTGCATAAATCTTACCGTTCCAATAACCGTTGTCCTGCCCCTTACCGATCATCACAGGGGTGGCTTCGGTAGGTATTGTGCCAGACACACTACCAGTATTATCTACTGCCCCGTCGAGATAAGTTCTCGCAGAAAGCGACCCGTTCTCATACCTACCAGCAACAACGTGTACTTGTCCGTCACCGCCGTAAGATTGAGTTAAAGAAGCTTTATTTGCCCAAGACCCCCAAGCTCCACCAAAACCACCAAAACCTGTGGTCGATGAATTTGAGCCTTCGGGAGAAAGCATGAAGTTGACTTGAGAAGTGTATTTATCCTGACAGATTGCGCCGTTGTCAGCAGCGAAACCATTATGCAAGACAATAGCAATTACCGTGAGGCCGTTTGAATTATGCAGCCCTGAGTAATTTGCAATTTCAAGCCAGTCTGAACCACTAAAACCAGAAACGTGGACACCGCCGATAGAATCTTCGGCGAGAGTTGTGCCCGTACCGTTTTCAGTAAGAGTTACATCGGGTTTAGATAAGTTGGCCCCTACCTTCTTATCGTCAGTAGGACAAAACGCTGCACAAATGTCGCTATAATATGTACCGTTTGGGTCAAGCTCTAACCTAATCCCCGATGGCTTTTTAATACCCGGAGGTAAAGCCATGACTTATTAGCCCATTGTGAACCAGCCACCAGCATTAACAGTAATGGTCAGCGTATTCGTATCGGTTGCAGTCACATCGGCAGGAGAATTATCCAGCAAACCCCAAGCCACGAGATTACGAGTTGCATCAGTCACATTGGTGTTTTCAAACAATACCCAGTAACGTGCAGTAATTGAGCCTCCAGAAGCAGTCCAGACAGGATCGTCTGAATCGAACTTCATCTGACCGTTACCGCCCCCTGACAGCACAAAACTCGGATTTGCCAAGTTCTGCCGCGAGTAACCAGTACCACCAGCAACTTCGTTGGTGATGTCATCAACGAAGTTATGAGTCGCAGAATCTGGGGTATAGGCAGAAGTGGTCAGAAGTACAGCAAAGGTTTGGGTATCAAGATCAACCAAGCCTTTACCGATCTGCCCTTTTACACTATCGTAAAAGTTAAAAGAACCAGTTGTAATCGCCATTTTATCTCTCCAAAGTAATTTCAACTACCCTGCGGACGTACAGGGTAAATTTTACAAGTTCTTGCCATATTACCTGTATGGCACCAGCATACGGAGCCCCAAGCCCCAACGCTCTAATTTGTTTTCCTAAGCCTAAAGTATTCATACCGGTGTCAACGACGACAAGTCATCAGGAGCTTGCCACCTCTGATGCTCCGTAGTGTTGTCACTTTTATATAGTATAACCAAATTATTCACTTTATCGTGTACGCGTTTGTTGTACTCAGCCCTGTGAATATCGTGTACAAAATCTTCGCGGATTACAGTTGCTCCATTCGAATTATCAGTAAACTTGCCTGAAGTTATCGCTCGCATAGTTCCCTGAGTGTTTGAATTGTCAAAAACTAAAGACCCACGAGCTATTTCTACAGAGACCACATCAGTAACCTGATTACAATCTTTAATCGTCATTTGCCCAGAATAATCAGTTAAGGTAAGCGTAGCCGTACCAGCATTATTTAAACTGATTGATGGCGAACCAGTAGGCATTCCAGAAGCACATCCTTTTACGAACGCGTTTGCTGTATTCGCAACTACTAAATCACCCATTAACGCGCAATTCTCGTAATAACCATTTAGCTGCAAACCATTAAGCAACACACAATCTTGTGCGATAACATTACTTGTATGAGCTCCCTCAATAGCAACTTGGAAGAATCTAGTATTCTTCATATCGTACCCAGCAAGGTCAATAGTAGGTACGCCCTGCCCGATAATATTTAAATTCTTCAAGTTGCGGGTCATAGTAATGTCGCCGCGAATTACTAAATCAGTGATTCCTTCGAACTCTGCATGATCAATCGCATCGTTAATATCATTAAACGGATATTCAGAACCGCCGTACCCAGTACCCACAAAATCGGGATCATAGAAAACGGCTTTCGGTACATGGTGCATATAGTTCAACATGTGGCCAAAAGTAAGCGCACTGTTATATGATGGAGCATTGGCATTCCAAACAGCCGCAGCAACCTCGGTCGGTGTACCTACGCCACCACCAGTATTAACTTCGATAACCTCAACCTGTGGTGGAACATAATCAATGTCTACCTCGGTTGAAGCGGTCAAAGGGGAACGGTCAAAACACGCACGACCTTCTTGCCCGTCATCCGTAATAATTACCCCGGTGATAATAAGTTGATGCGAAATATCGTACGGGATAATCCTCGTACCCAACTGACAAACCACATAACGTTCTGTGTATGTCGGTTTTGCGGTCTTTTGGTCAGCTCCTTTGGCAATTAAAAAAACATCATACCCACGCAGGGCTTCATTAAGCCTGCGGCAAATACGCATCTCTTTGTAAATATCGATAGGATGTACTTCTTGGTCTACAGTATTTGCAGACAGGTACAAATCTCTCGTAACAGGATCAATTCCCGCTAAGAGGGACACGCCCGTTAATCCGCTTACGTCTATGTAGGCCATACTTACGCCTCAATAATTACATCACCAGTCTCAGAATCAATCGTGCCGTTATATCTCTGTGCAAGCCAATTAATAACTGCGAACGTAAGATGCGTACCAATATCTGCTGCGGTAACGAAACCCACAGAGGTGTCCATCATAATAGGAAACTTCTGATCGGCTACATCTGACAGCCTATAATTAAACGAATCAAAATGATCCTGAACGTTGTGAACGTCGCCAATTTTTTCAACGCGCTGAACTTCAACGCGAATCCAAGGTTCGCTCCCTTCCTTGGGGGTCTCAATCGAAATCTTATTCGCGCGAACCTTTATCATCAGGCATTGTTCTCTACCGCTGGTTCTGCTGACAGAGACAGAGCAGAATTACTCAGAGTCTGAGTAGTTTTCGCCTGAGTAACGCCGCCATCACCTTCGCAGAGAATTACTACGTTGACGTCGCCGTCAGTAGAGTAGTCGTGCTCAAAATCGAAGAACGTATTCGCACCAGTAATAAATGGCGAACTGTTATCTGCCGGACCCTTCACTGCGACGTCCTGTGCATCCAAATAATCCACTGGCGAAGCTGTGTTGAAAGAAGCAGCGGTGAAGATATGGAACCAAGCCAGAGTATCGTCAATAGCTGACTGACCAATTTCTACGGTTACCGAAGTATAAACTGGGTAAGTCTTAGTGTTACCACCATCGTCGATGAAGGACACACGCAGTTTATCTGCACCAGCCAGAGCGTCAATGAACAGACCTTGCGTACCAGTCTGACCACTATGCCAACCGTCAGCAGTACCAACAACCGGAGTAATCTCACCAGAAGGCTGGTAGTAGTACCACACGTCGTACGCTTTACCGTTCAGAGAAGGTGTGCCGACGTTAATGGTCGCATCGATAGTAGCCAATGCATCGAGGTAAGCAATACACTCGTTCAGAGTACCCGGAGCGGTGTTATTCAGAACCCAGAAGAAGTCGCCATCAGCCTGAGTAAACCCAGTCTTGGTCTGAGTAGTACCAAACTTCTCGAGTGACATTCCAGTCCAAGGAGCAATCTGCGCGTTGTTGATAGTTTCAGAACCAGTAGCAGCTTCGGTAGTGACCGCCTCAGTTACTGTGATCTCATCATTGGTAGCCAGATCATCGCCGATAGCGGTAATGGTAAACGTACCGTTGTTGGTAGTAGCCCCAGTAATTACCACCTTAGAACCTACACCGAAACCAAGCGCAGTCCAGTCAGTAGCACCAGAAGTCTCAAGTCTGAGGGTGTTAGCACCAGTACCTGCTACTGATTGTGAAGTCAGAGCGATAGTGTCGTCAGGAGCCACAGATGCAAACGGATGGTCAGTAGTGCTGGTGGTCAGGTGTGAACTTTCGTTCAAGGCCGCACCAGATGAATAACCGCCGAGTTCTGCAATACCCAGAGTTGTACCAGTTGAGATACGACCGTAGTTCTGACCGTAAGTACGAACTGAGAAGTAATGCGAACTCAGGGTGTTGTCGAAGTTACCGTGAGTTGCGTCACCATACACTTGGAACGCTTCGTCCAAGTTACCCAGTTTGGTGAAGTCAAACATATCCGTGCCGGTAACATCAGCATACTTGGAAGTCTGGTAGTAAGGGACAGAATCGGACAGGATAGAACCCAGTCCTTTAGGACCGAACCAGATTTCGTTTACGGTAGTACCGGTCAGTTCACGCCAGCCGGAGCCACGGAACAGTTTACGGTCAGTATCAGTTTTAGGTACACGGCCAAATACGAAGTCGTACGCACCACCGAATTTAAACGTACCGCGAGTAAAACGGTCAGTACCACGAAGTACTTCGTCGTAACGACGCTCTTGGTTTTCAAATGCGTAGAGAGCTTCCAACTTCAGACCATCCAGCTCGATCAACGAGTTAGTGGTTGATGCGCCAACAATACGCTCGTCACCGCCAGCCGCTTCGTCGGTCAGGGTGGTATCAACGCTGATAGTATCGTATGGGGTAGTAGTAGTCGAAATCGACACAATAGTGTGGGTGCCGGAGTTACTGCCATTAGCAAAACCAGAAGCTGTAACATTCATGCCGGGGCGGAAACCCAGAGCACCGAAGTTAATACCTGTACCTACAAATTTATTGCCTGTAGCAATGGCTTGTATTGATTGCGACGCAGTAGTGTCCGCGCTGGGGGTGTAAGTTGCATAATCCCCTGCGTGCCCAAAAGACACCTCGCCTGTGCCGGTATTCGGGTCAAAAAAGACGTTACCGTCTGTAAAAGATGCACTCGACGCCTGATGAAGGCTGGTCGAGTAGTTCGATAAATCAATTGTAGCCATTAGATAGCCTCCTCATTAAGTAACATATGCTGTTCGAGAGCGGTGGCGAGTCTCTCGTTTTCTGCTTTCAAAACGTCAAGCTGCATTTGACCGCGTGCAGTAATCTCTTTAATTTTAGCATCGCAGGCAGATTTAGTCTCATTTTCTGCCAGTTTCATCATCTTCAGGATAATGTCGCGAATCACGAAAGTATCCTGAACTGTGATATAGGCAGGCAGGCGGTAAAGTTCCTCTCCGTCAAGCGAAGCTACCCAATCTCCGTCTTCGCCATTTACAGTGAGTTGTTTGGTTTGTGCGTGTTTGATATTAATCATTGTCATCCGGTGTCAGTGTGATGTTTCTAGTCATATTGTTATCTTCAAGCGTGAAGAAATCGTTATATTCCACATAATCGTTGGAAATTATCTGGAGTATTCTGTGTTGGTTTGCCGCGTAAGTGTACGTGTCGATGCTGTTTTTGGTAGCAGAAGTTTCCTGCTCCACACCATTGATCTCAGTAACGTTGTCAAACTCACCCGCAGTATCAGTGCTGTACAGCCTCCACTCGTAATTTGGAGACGGCAATGGGCTGACGTTGAAAGACAACGTACGCTGGTTTGCTACAACCGCAACTGTACCAGTTCCGTCATTCTTCACAGATGGGATGGTAGCACCTGACGCGATGTTAATCGTTAATTTCTGGCCGGCACTTACGTTTACGAGGATGGCCGCATTGGTAGTGTCATCCTCGGTAATTGGGTCGCCGGTTGTACCAGTAGCATAGCCAGACAGAATATTGTTCCAAGTAACGGTGGTACTGGATGTGATGTTGCCCAAATCAACAGCATGGTTTGTGCCATCTGAGATAAATGTATTGCCAGTTACCAAACTCAAATCATCGACCACAATGGAGGTCTGTGAAGTGCTGTTCGAGATCAAGTTGCCGGTAATGGTTGCTCCGCCCTGAGTAATCTGGGCACAGCGACGAAATGATCCGTTTGTAATATCGACAGTTTTAGTTGCACCCTTGCTGAAAACAAAGGTGTCCATGTCGATAAAGTTACACTGATCGAGGGCCACATCGCACTGATCTGTCATCAAGAAACGGCCTTTAGACGCTGTAGTAGTGTCCAAAGTCTGGATCGTTATACCAGTCCACTCGATGTTAGAGCCTGTGTTTAAACACTCAATCAGGTTGAAGTTGGCTGTAACTTTTGGCGTCCATTGAATAAAGACGGTTTTGTTGGAGTCTCTGAAATCTACAGCATTGGTCGCTGTACCCAGAGACATGCGGCCTTTCCAGAGATAACCACCAGAAGTCTTCGACAACAAACCCCAACGGTTGTAACCGTTTGTTGCATCGTTGTAGTCGTTTACAGTAGCGAACCCATCAAAAGTACAGTACCCATTGGTGATGTCGCCATGCTCGAAAATAGCAGAACAACGGCCATAACGTATGGCATCGACGTTGTGCACCTCACCTTTCGACGAACCGGTCGTAACATACACTGCCGCACCGATATATTGTTCTGTGCCGTTAGGAGTGCCTGCGGTGTAATCAGCGGTTACAGAGGTGTTTACAGCATGGTTAACCCAACCACCGTATGGGTATGGTGCTTTATCAACGCCACCAACTGTCCATACGTCGAAATCTGAAGTAGAACTACCAACAACAAGCATAAAGCCGTCGTTGGCATAAGTCTCGATGTTGGAGGCCACCATGTAGTTCTGCCAGACAAGATAAGCCCCATCTGTGCCATGACCGCCTGTGCCGGCCCCATTATTAAACGCGAGAGAACCTACACCAACGTCTTTGGTACAGTCCTGAGTAACAGAATACAAACCTTGGATGAATGGGTAGTCAGGGTCTTCATAAGCTGGCGCACCCTGAGTGTTAAAAGCCTCAGAACCGCCAGACAGAGTGACAGAGCCAGTCATCTCAACCCAGCCGGAAGCTGCGTCTAAAGACAGGTCAGTCAAATCTTCAGTGTAACTCGGCGCGGCCACGTATAGCCTCCATCACATGGTTCAGTGAGTGGTTCTTGTGCAACTGGATATTCGTCTCATCGCCCCGATACAGGACAACAGAAAACCCCTCTTTTTTGAACGATTCAATTTGCTTGGCGGCTAATTGCGTCATTTTACGACGTTGATCAACTCTGCCAGACATAACATCTTTACTGGTTCTACTGAAAATTACGCCACACTTATCTGGGCGTAAATCTTCGCCAACCTTTTCCATTTGTGCCCAAACGCAAAGAAATTCCTTACATTCTTTTGGGCGTGTTTCGTAAATTGTGCAGCCTACTCCTTCCTCGCATTTACTGCATGGTTCCCCGATCTTACTGGGTATTTCATGCAATTCGAGGTCTCGGCAGCAAGCTGTACAGGTTCCGCAATCCATTAAATTCCGCCGTACATGACAACAGGTGCGCGACGACGCTTCTTGCGGAAAAACGATAACGCTGAATCAAGGGCGTCCCGCCAAAGTATCAGGCGTTTATTCATAGCCACTTCATTGTACGTTTCTGCGTCATCTTTCGCGTACGCCATAGCGCACGCTTTTTGTACCAGAGACCGTCTGAATCTTGGAGAAATCTCCAGATCAACGCCGGACTCTACTTCCTCCAAAGGCTCGCGATACACAGACAGCGTCAATGCGTCGTTTGCGGTTGGAATCGGATACAGTCGTCCTTTGTCGGCTTCCATATCGGTAATAATGTACCGGGGTGGGCCTTTTGAAGTCTGCCAGTCACCGTTCAACACACGAGAGCCATAATCAGAAGAATCGGCACTCCCGTGCTCAAATTCTTGCAGAGTAATGACCTCAATAGGCAGGCCGGTAGAATTCAGGTAAACCTTACGCAGTTCAACAATGCGGTCATCGATGGCGACCCAAGGGTCGTCTGCGGTAACAGCTACAGAGTTGAAGTACGTAAAATCAGGAAGACACAGGGTTTCGCGAGCGAATTCCCTCTGTGCTTCATCAAGGTAGTGGTAAAGTTCTTCGTTTGACCAGAGAGAGTCACTGGAATCACCAGAACCCGGGAGTTCAGGGTCATCCAGTTCCAATCGGATCAAGTTGATAATATCACTCGTTTCCAGAGCCATCAGTCATTTCCTGTGCGACAGGGTTATTCATGTCGTCCCAGATTTTACTGACTTCATGTGCTTCAACCTTAAAGCCTACATCTCTGGAAACAACAGCAATTTTCGGACGGCCAGTACCAGCGAAGTCGTCCGCGTTGTTCTTCAGTATAAGTTTAGCCAAAGATTCCTTGATTGCATCAACGCGCGCAACACCAGAAACAATTGGTTCCATAGGCGGTTTAGCTGGTGGGGTTTTCTTGATTTCCCCTTCAACAGCGCGTGCGCCAATTGCGATACATTCGTCAACGACGTCATCGGCGACCATACGTTCAACGTCTTTCTGAAAGACTACAACACGTCCTCCCAATGAAGCAAGGCGGTGGTCGTAGTGAAGTACCATTTTTACAGGCATAGTAGCATTTCCTCATAGATAGATAGTAAAAAGGGGGTGCTCCTTACGGAGTACCCCCTCGCTCATGTCACCCCGGGGTGTAATTACCCGCGAAGTTCGTTGGCACGATCCTGACGCAGATACAGAACAGAAACCTGAACTTTACCTGCTGTTGCACCAGTACCAGTTACTGAGATGTCAGCTTCAACGTTTGCTACTTCACCGGTCAGAGAAACGCCCGCAGGAGCTTCCCAGTTACCGCCAGCAGCAGTGATGTCGACAGCAGTTGACAGTGCAACATCACCGCCAGCCGCAGCAAACTGAAGAGTCAGCGTACCAGCGGATACAGTACCGCCGGCCAGAGCCGCATCAACGTTTACGCTTACACCCAAAATGACTGCATCACCCGGCAGTTCGCAGATGTCGATGACAGCCGCGTCAACCAGTTCAGCCAGATTGATTTCTTTTGTGGAGCACAAAGCCCACTGATGTGCCTTATTGATAGCCATTAGCTGTCAGAGCCTCCTGTAGCAACGTCCACAGTGATGACACCGAAATCTTCAACAGAGTTGGTTACATCAGTGTGGAACTTAGGTTTAAGGAAACCGAAGATTTTGCCTACAGAGATACCCTGCTGGTTACCGTAGTCAAACATTTCTTCATCCCATTCAGCGTTGCCGATGTCAGCGAAGCCCATAGCCTGAGCACCACAGAACAGCATACGGCAACCGTCTACTTTACCTGCGCCGCCAGAACCCCATTTGGAGCCATCAGCCAGACCGCGAGTATTGTAAACATGACGATATTCAGAAACAGCGATACCATCGATCATGATAGTGTCAGTGCCTTTGAACAGTTGGTTAGCTTCACTACGAGGCATAGCGTCTTTAACAGCCGCCAGATACGTAGAATCCTGCTTCAGTTTCGCCATTGCGTCTGGAGTAACAAACGCGTGGTAGAACTCGATACCGTCTTTGGTACGGATAGGACGTACGTAGTTGTTTTTGGCAAAAGCCTTCAACTCAACGAACATTTCCCAAGTAGGGGTATCAGCAATAGCCAGAGTAGACTCGTCAGTATTTACACCAAAACCAGTCGCATCCCAAACGAGATGACGATTAGCAGAAGGAGCAGTTACGTCCGCAGCATATTCCAGATAAGGCAGGTCAGAACCTACACGAGTGGCACCATTGGTGTGTTTGTCATAGCCAACGCCAGACAGAGTCAGGAAAGCCATCTGATCCATACGGTCAGCAATCCAGTAAGCCAGCTTGTCGCGGGACTGTTCGCGGAAACGTACGATGGATTTCTGCTCAGCCATCTTACCTTCATTACGGTTGGCGTGACGCAGTTGGTCGATCCGGATAACCTGATCGTAAGAACGCATGGCTTCCTCGTTACCTTCCAAGGTACGATCGCCTGCGATACCGTCACCGAGCAGGTCGGCAACCAGAGTAATAACGGCACGAGCACCGCGTTCGTCTTTTTTCAGTTCAGTTACGCGCTGAATCAGGGAATCCTGACCAGTGCCCACAAATTTGTTCATGAAGCTGTAGTTACGAGCGTGCTTCCAAAAGTCCATAGACCAGACTGTTTTCTGCTCAGTCGTAAGTGCAGCAAAGTTAGTAAGAGCCATTAGGCATCCTCCTGTGCTGTATTAAGTACGAGTTTTTCAGTTTGTACGTATCGCTGTACTTGCGTTTGGAAGCAACTCTTTTAGGTCGTTATGATAGACCCCAACGTTTTCGCTCGTCAGATTCGTACCTGAAAGTGTAGCAAGTGTTACGAAAAACGCAACAACTGTCGCTAAATTACTTCTAAAGTGGGCTTAATGCCCATCTTGCGTTTCTTCCTACTGCCGTTGTGGCGAGTTCAGAAGCCCCCAATCCAAGCCCCTGAACGATTTTCCTTCGCAAATCATTCACAGGTTCGCCTTCAGGAATCACTCTTTTGACTTCTTCAGGCATCATATTCTTCGGCATAATGGGTTTAATTCCAAGCGTTTTAGCTGCAATGGGTAGCATAACAGCCTGTTTCGCAGCTTCCCTACGAGTCATAGGCATCTCACCCATTTCTGCCAGTTTGCGGACATCCATTCCGGTACGCATGTGTAATTTACCAAATTCCCGGCCTGTAGCCGTAGAAGCCAATGCCGCAGCAGCCGCTTTAGCCGCTTCTGGAGATTGTCTTAATCCTTCAGCCATCTGCTTTACCGCTTGGCGGCGGGTAGGGTCAAAGACCACATCATCGACCATCTTCTTGTTGACAGCACGCAGGCCCCGGTTTACAGCCTTAGCGCCAAGGCCAACGCCGGGGGCAATGTCCATAGCAGCACGAACATTGTCCCCATACGTCGGTTTTTGGTTCCAGTACGCCTTTTTCATGAGCGAGGCCAAGCCCGGCACCAATGTTTGTGCTGCCTGACTTGATCCAACTGTGTTCCACCATTCCGGCCTTTCCGGAATAGCGGTCATAGTGCCTCGCCCCATTTGAGCCTCCTTAGAAAATGTCTCCGCGAAGACGTTTCAGGGAACTTTCTGGCAAAGAGTCCAGATCGGCCTCGGTCAACTTGGAGCCATCCGGCAGGTCGCCCATGCCGCCCGAGTTGCCCGGATCACCCACACCGTCGAGATCAGGTGGCTGCTTGTCGGCAGCATCCAGTTTCTTCTTCAGATTTTTCTTCTTCGCTTCAGGGTCTTCACCCTTATTGGTATTCTCAGCGGTGTGCTTGACCTGTGGGTCAGGAACCAAAGTTTTGACCGCCTTGATCAGAGCCTGAGTCGGGGTGTAGCGTTTTGTCGCCAAGAATCCCAGACGCAGTTCCTGAATTTCGGCAACCAATTGCTTGTCGTAGTCGTCGTGGTCAGGGTTCAACTGGTCATAATTTTCTTCGATTGCGTCGAGAGTCAGGTCCAGACGTACCTGCTCCTGCGCTTCAGAGACAGACTTCTGGTCATTCTCACGCATTTCCAGACGCATCTGCTCACGCTCAGCAGCACGCTGCTTGGAACGCAATTCAGCGGCCTTGTCGTCGTCACCATCCTTGAGTGCCTGCATGATCTGTTTGTCCAGATTGATGATTTCCTGCTCGGCATTATCAACCTGTTCCTGACGTTTGGCATCGGCCTCTTCCTTCTTACCGGCGTTCTCCAGCTCCTGAATACGAGCTTCAAGTTCGCGGTTACGAGCGGCCACAGAGTCATAACGTGATTTCGGGAGCATGGGCTCCTTCTTTACGTCGTCGTCTTCTTCTTCTGGAGCTGCTCCTTCAGCGCCTTTGTCATCTTCTGGAGCTGCTCCTTTCGGGTCAACGTCTTTATCAACTTCCTTGCCTTCCGGCAGGTTCGACAAGTCATCGCCGCGATCTTCTAAGTCTTTGTTTTCATCTTCAACTGGTGGCATCAGATTTCTCCTGTTTTTGCTTCTGTTGATTCTGCTGGCCTGCTTGGAGTCCAGCGATTACTTTTGCGCGCTCAATTTCACCCTTCTGATCAGTTTCGCGCCTTCTCTGATCGAGTTCATCGTATTTGTAGCGTAATTCTTTATCGAACTTGTCCTGATCACGCTGAGCGTCCATCATGTACTTCTCATTTTCCGAAATCATATTACGAAGTTCAGCTACTTCGCCACTACCATCATTGCCTTTCTCGCCCTCTGCAATCTCCTGCGCACGCATGAGCGACAGAACTGCGTTGGCCTCGATCTGTTTGGTCTCGGCATCCATCTTCTTGGCTTCAAGACGTTTGATTTCAAGTTCAAGCTGTTCCATCTCAAGCTGTGCTTCAGAAGGCGTGCCGGCCACTTCCTGAGCAATCTCACTCTTACGCAAGAGCGAAGAGTTCTCGATAAGGATGTGATCTGGAATATTAACACCCATTTCACGCAGCTCTTTGGCCTGCTGGAACTGAGTCTCTTCAAAGTTGTTACGGGCCGGTACTGTGGTCACAACCACTTCGTACTCACCAACCTGTAAGTTGTTCACGATCTCACCGGCTGGGGTCATCTGGTTGATTACAATCTCTTCAGACTGGGCAACCGGGTCATTACCGGTGATCCGGTAAATACGTTCTTCAGTGAAAAAGCCCTGCCACAGATCAAGTACGCGCTCGGCCAACAGACCGCGTGTTCTCTGTAAGTTCTCCAACGGAGTAGCAAAGTTGGAAGAACTCATAGCCTGCTTGGTCAAAATGGCCTTGGCCGCTACGTCTTCTCTATCAAACCCACGGAGTGAGTCCGACGCCATGCTAATTTCCTTGAGGTCTTCGGCTGCTTGGAAACCGATACGGTCAAGACCGGTCGGAATCTGATTTGGCTGAATTTTGATGAGCGGGTCAGTTCCTTTTTTCCTTGCAACAACAAGTCCTGTTTCTGCTCCACGAGCTTCGAGCTCCTCTTCAGTCATATTCGCCAACTGGCCTTCTTCCATCTGCCAACCGCCATTGGCCGTAGAGTTAATCACATGCAATTCCTGTGATTTCGTCTTGTTGTACAACTCCTGCGGATCGATCATATTCTCGACCAGACCGATAGTCTTACCGTGACGGAAAAATGGGAAATAGGGAACAGTGGTGAAGTTTTTGTAAGGACTTACCTTGTTGTGCGCCAGAACATCGTCAATAGTCGAAGTCCAGTGAATTTCTTCAAAAGTACGCCTTACTGTGCCGAGACCATAGGTATCAATGGCAAGTTTAATCTTTTCGCGATCCCAATCTTCTGGAATCACTCTTGTTTCGCCGGTTACGACATCAACAAAATGGGGTCGGATAGACTTCGTGCGGTGCTGACGTTCTAACACCCTGAATCGCCGCCTGTGAGTTGCTTGGGGGTCGAACTCATCACCAACTCTACGGTCGCCGCCACCAAAACTCCCGTGTCGTTTGTCCACAAAGTCATATCCGATCTCGTAACGTGATTGAACTTTTCCTTCCAACTGACCTGCGACGTCCTTACCATACATTCTCTGAATGTCGTCGTAGCTCAACCACTTGGTTACCCAAACCTCTTTCCACTCCGCAGGGTCATATTCTTCCGCATCCGGATCAATGATTACGTTGTAGGGGTTGAGTAACTTTATCTTTATGTCACCAAAAATGTTTTGGTTAAAATCAAGACGTACATCGTAGAAACCACGAGAAGTGATAATTCCATCTGTGAATACGTCTGATTCGACTTGGTCAAGTTTATTCGTCGCCGCCGTGTGCAACCAAAGCTTGTCCATAATTTTCGCAGTATCCTCAGAACCATTCGCTTTCGGCCTGTAACTTATGTCACTTCGATTAGAAAGCTGCTGGCCCTGAATGACTGCAACTGAGGGTAAAGTTTTATTAAGCGTGAGTGCCGGCCTACGTTGACGACGTAGTTTGGCGCGATCATTTGGGTCCCACTGGTCGCCACAATAGAACGAGTCGCATCGCTCAGCTTTCGATAGAAAGTTGATATGTCCATTGTCTCTGGCATAGATATAACGTTCATACTGTTCTCTTACAATGCTGTCATTGCTCATGCTGACATAGCTCCACCTGTGCGAAGGCCAAGCTGTTGTCGACGCAACTTGTCCTTCCAAGAATCAATTTTTGGTTCAGGTCTTTTCGGTTGTGGAGGTGCCACGCCTTCGACCATGCGGCATAACCACGACAAAGCATCGACGATGTCATCGTGCAACCCATTAGGGAATCTTAGCAGTTCTGCAAGAAAAGTCTCGACCCAAGGCTGATCTTGCGGTAACAATATCTTACCATGCTGTGCCATACCCTGTGCAACCCGGGCACGGGCCACCTTATCAGTTATTGGTTTAAGGTCTTCGTTAAAGGAGGGGTAAAAGCCTCCGTTCGCCTTAGAATTGTCGTCAAACAATCTTTCGAGTGAAGGCATGATGGACATCTGGATTTGACCACGTTCCAGACCCATTTGCTGGAGATTGTGACGGTAAAGCAGTGAGGTGTCGAAGATAAGTTTGGCGAGCTCATTGGTCTTTACCCTGATCATATCGTAAATAATTAAAAATCCGTTCTCGTCCAGCGCGCCTACCAGCCCTACAGTCCAGTCATTCTGCTGTTTCTGGCCGATAGCCAAATCCCACGCAATATACACATGATGATTCGACAGTCGGGGCCGGACAGGCATCATCCTGAAGCTGTCCTTGGTGAAAATATCACCATCGTCCGGAACTGGATTCTGCTGCATGAGCGCAGACCAATGGCGTTTAGCCATTGTCCGCCGCATTTTTCTTAAGCTAAGTTCGTCAAAGCGTGCAGGATGTAGAGCATCTCCCTGATGACGTAGAAAACGACAACTATCGTTATCACGCGAATGAACGATCTTGCCAGAGACCGGATCGAAATATTCCTCCTGCTCAGCCAACGCCGGCAAGTTAATAATTTCCCACTGCTCAACTTCATCTTTCTTCGCCTCAATACGCGCTAACGTTTTCTCGTCGGCACCCGCCTCGCGGGCTTCTTGCAATTCTTCTTCGATTTCACGAAGGTCCTCCGTCATTTGGTGGATAAGTTTTCCTGATAGATCATCATCGTGCCATCGAGTCTGGATAACCAGTATTCCGCCGCCCGGAGCAAGACGAGTACGGGCCGTAGAGCCATACCAGTCCCAATTGCGCTCCCTGATAGTCTCAGAGTCAGCCTCATCCGCATCTTTAACAGGGTCATCAATAATAAGAACATGAGCACCCTTACCTGTAATAGAGCCGCCCACACCCGCCGGGACGTAGCCGCCTCCTTTTGTCGTCAGCCACCCCTCAGTTGCCTGAGCGTCGGGATGCATTAATGTTTTAGGAAAAACGCCCTGATACGCAGGCGTCTTGATCATCTCCTTGATCTTACGCGAGAACCCCATAGGCAGGCTCACACCGTAAGACGCAGCGATAATTTCATGGTGCGGAGCGTGGCCAAGATGCCATGCTGGGAAGTTTTTACTCGCTATCTCAGATTTTCCGTGCCTCGGCGGCACAAATATCATCAATCTTGGTGCTTTCTTGGCAATGACGTCAGCAGAAAATTTCTCAAGCTTGGTACAGATCAAATTATGTACCCAACCGGCCTCGTACTCAGGAAAAGTCCTCAAAATAAAATAAATAAGCTTACGCTTCGCCAATTGACGATTGGCTAACTCTCTCTGAACGACATTGGCACTGGCGGTCTTGCCCGGAACGGGACGGAGGGTGTTTTTCGCTCTTTTTTGCTGTAAAACTGTGTTTGTGTTGTCCGCAGAGTGAATATCTTCGCGCTTGTCCGCGCTGATGGCCCAGTTCTTCTTGTCCTTGGCCTTTTTCACATTGGCTTTTTGTGCGTTTTTAACGCTGTCGGCTCTTTCTTTATTCGTCTTGATGACATTCTGTCGCTTGCGCTCAAGCCTTTTGTACTCATCTTTCACAGGGTGGTTGGCTTGGGCACATGGTCGGCAACGAATCACACGGTTTGTCGTGTAGGCATCGTGCACTTTCAGCTCGCCACATGCGGCACAGAACCTACGCGCCTTCAATTGGTGCGCGGTAAGCCCCCAATAAGTCTTTTTAGGTGTCGGCATCAGGCGTCGGCGGCTCCACGGTCTCGAAATCTCCCTCAATAACCTGAGCACCGGCCATATCGAGCAAATCTTCCGTGCTCGACTCTTCCAACTGGCGTAACTGCTCTTGTTTCTCGTTCGATAAAGTGATTTTCTTCTCTTCCGGCGCGTAAAGCCCGTGTAAACGGCCCAACTCCCGCCATCCATTGATCTGGGTGTTGGGCTCTTCCAAGTGCTTGGCGTCCTCAATCGCTTCCATGATTCCCTGAGTCACCTGCTCTCTCGAAACTGCCCATTTTTTCTTTTCTTCTTGCTGCAAATGCAGGGCGTATCGCTTCATATCCGGAAATTCACGCAACATCGCCTTCACAGAAGCGTGTTCGCCGTAGCCCGCGCGCTTTTTAGCCTGTGGTTCGCTCAACCCGGCAAATAATGACTGGATCAACACCCTCTGTTTCTCAGAAATGTCGAAATCGTCATCCAAAATCATCGATAAACCATTCATATCGCGGAAGTTTAGCTGATTTGTTCCGATTTTTACAACATTTAGGAGTTTAGGAATCTCATTCCTATGCCGTCAGCAGATTTTTTATAAAAATTTTTTGATATTCGTAATTCGCGAATTGCGAAACCGGGAATTTTTTGAAAATAAAAAAAGTTGTGAGGTAGCTGCGGACCCGGGGGGTGCCCCGCTGCACAGCGG